CGATCAAAACCATAGGCACCATCTGTGCTAGTTGTCGTTAGATTTCTTTGATTGATTCTAAAATCACCATTGATAATTTTGTTCTTTCCCGCTTGACCATAGCCGATATTCCAGACAGATGTGTCAATAGCATCGCCTAATGCGCGGATGTCCTGTGCGCCATTTTTTACAAGGCTAGAGTTATCTGGCTCAGCCCATCCATAGTTCGGTGATAGTGCCATTAGGTTAGTGCTCCGATCGCGTTAGTCCAAGTAAGTGTACCATTTACGCCTGTCCACATGAGTGAGGCTGGCAATACTGTTTCCCATTGTGTAGTAGATAGTGAGAAGTCTGTTGCTGATATGTAGAGGGTAATCTCCACAAAGCTAGGGGTTGCCCGTAATGCGACATTCTCTACAAAGCCGTCAAACTGACCATCAAGCAAGTTAGAAGGCAAGTTGCTAATAAGCATAGGCTGACCAAAAAAGACCCCGATAAGACTGTCAAGCATCGCACTCGGCATGTCTGGATTATCTAGACGAAAGGTAATCGCCCCTAGTGAACCGCGTGGATTTTTACGCAGTAAAAGCTCTCTAGAGGCGATGTCAGTAATGTCTGCAAGGTTCTTAATGTTAGAGTCGAATGAACGCTCAAAGAGGCCGTACGAGGCTATGGAGTCGCTATCTGAGGTGCTGTAGGTGCTGGCGTATCCTGTGGAGTAGCGATAGATAAGGCTGTTACGGATGCGAGCAATCTGAGTTGTTGCGGTGATAGAGGATGGTGTTGCATACGCGCCATCGATGTTAGTAAAGCCGTTTGCTGCAAGATAGTTAGATCTGTGGTCTGCATCGGAATATGAGACATCCCCATCCTTTTCCTCGAAAACGGCTCCGAGTGCGCTAGTAGCAATCTGGTCTGCAAGTGTCTGAGATTTAGCAGAAGCATTAGCTGCAAGTGCAATCATCGTGTAGAAGCCTGAGTCAATAGTCCCTATGTAAGACTCAGCAGTTTCCCAAGTCTGTGTTGCTGGGTAGGTATCCCATGTGACAGTAGGTGTGACCTCTGCCCATGTCAGATTCAGGGCTGATCCTAGAATGGCTGCAATCTGTGCGCCGTCTAAACCTTCTGCTAGTGCTGTGTTATAGACAACCTTAGTTAGTTTGGCCAGTGAGCCAATTCCTAAGATAGTGCCTGTAGTTATGTAACCAGCTTCCTCAGGGCTACGCACACCGATATTAAAGTCTGATACCTCGCCACCAAATACAGTGACATAAGTGCCACCGCTGTTTTTAAGCTCTAAAGTAATTGGCTCTGTGACATTGATGGTAAAGGGTGCATTGGTTGCATTGATGATTTGTACTTGGCAATAACCTGCGGTTGCTTGTCGGTCAATGTCTAAACGACCAGATGCGAAAGAGACAGAAGTGACAGTCGTATAAACATCATCACCAACTGTCACGCGCCATTCTGGGAGCCATGTCATGGGGTTACGAATGTACCTCTCAGAGTGCCACGTTGGAATGCATCTGTGAGGACTTGATCAATAGCCTCAGCGATAGCGTTAGGATCTCCCACGCCTGTATTCACGGTGATATTAACTGGAGTGCTACCAGATGTAGATGCAGCAGGTAGCATGCCACCGAATTGATACTGACTAGCATCCTCAAAGTATTGGAGTTCTTCATTAGTAAAAGCTCTAGGCTTTGTTAGATAGCCTGATCCCATTGGTCTAGGTTGCAGGCTCTTAGGCATTGAAGGAGCGGCTAAGGATGATCCAGTTGAAGTGCCACCAAGAGCGATCTGCTTTAATAAATTTAATGCTTCTCTCAGGTTATCTAAGTTAATTAGATCCTTAGGCTTTAGGCTGTCAAGGATTGATTTAATGGTGGTGAGTTGGGCATCTTGTCCAGTCATAGCAGCAAGGATTCCAAGGTCTGCATTGAGTTTAGCTGTTGCAGCTTTAATAGCCGCTTCATCCTTAGAAGCCATAGCATCCTCAAGCGCAAGAATTGACTTCTTAACATTTAGGCGAGCAGTATCGTTAGCAATCTGAAGTATTTGTGAGCCATTAGTTGCCTTACCTAATTGTTCTGCTTGGTTAGCAAGAGCTGCTGCATTTTGGATCTTGTCCATGTCAAAGATTTCTTCACCCTTACTAAGGGCAAGATTAGCTTTGTCGAGTGCGGCCTTCAGGCGAGCTGCCTTTAGTGCTTTGTTTTCTTCTTGAGTAATCTTCTTCTTATCTTTGAGTATCTCACTCGTATATCTTGATTGAAGTTCTGCAAGGTGAGTTAAGCCTTGAGCATTGATTCCATTGCCACCTTGAGATGCTTTACCTGCTGCATTAAGCATTTCAAGATAAGTACCAAGAATCGGAATCATTCCAATATCTAGCGAACCTACCCCCGGCAATCCTTTAAGTTTTTCAACTAACACACCAATACCACGGATAACATCTGCTGTGTAAGTAGCGGCATCTTGCATTGACTTTGCTAGATTATCTACTGAATCTTGATCACCTAAGTTTTTAAGTGCATCAATTAAACCTGTACCGATAATCTCTGAAGCATTAGCAGCAGCAACACCTAATTTATCGATTGAACCCTGAAAGGTATTAGCAGCAGATTGTGCTGATCCTGCGAATGTTTCCTGTAATTCATTTGTAATATCTTGAAAAGACTTAGCTTTAAGATCTGCCTTAGAGATGCCTACACCTAGTTTAGATAGCGCAGTGTTATTCCCTAGGTATGCACGACTCAATGCGGATGTGACTGAGCCTAAATCTTTGCCAGTCGATGCGGCAATATCTAATGAAAGATTAAGAAGTCTCTGAGACTCTGCTGTGTCCTGAGTTGCTATAGCAAGAGTCTGATAGGCAGGGCGCAGCTTGTCATCAAGTATGCCAAACTCACTTTGTAGGTTCTGAATGTAGGCTTCTGTGCTTGCAGCATCTCGCTCAAGCCCGACATTCTTTAGAGCTAATGCAAGTTGCTTCTGTGCCTTTTCATCTTCTGCTGCTGCCTTAATTGCTTTTTTGCCGTAAGACAGAATTGCCTGACCCCCAAAAGCTAAACCTAATGTTCCTGCTAATTTCTTGACATTTTTAGACATCTTGTCTGTTGCTGTCTCAGCTTGTCTAAATGCTTTCTTGCCAGTGAACTCGGCGGCAATATCAATCTTTACATCTGCTGCCATTACTTGCCCTTCACTCTCTGCTCAAATTTAATTTTAGAATCTTCGATCGCTTTGATAACTGCCGCGTTAGCCTTGCCCTGATCCTCAGCCCATGCACGAAAGATTGCGCGACCCTTCATTTTACGAGAAGCGCGACCCCTTTGTCCTTCTTGTCTTTGATAAGCATTAACAATAGGTGATGTGCGACTCATAGCATCAATAAACTGCTGACCAGCGTTAGGGTTATTACTAACAGATTCGCCTTTAGATCCTGAACGAATCATCTTTCCAAAATTAGAATTGCCGGGCGCAACTACTTCAGCCAATGGAGCTTGAGGTCTGCCTTGTGGATTTAATCGACCAGCAGTTTCATAGATAGATCCAGAAGGTGAAGCATTCACGATACGAGCCAATGCACGAAAACCCGAACGATTAGGCTTTGATGGCGCAGTCTTATAGCCAACGCCGCGCTTAGCTTCAGATGATGACCAAGTTCGATTACCCCAAGTGCCGTTACCGCTTTTAGCCCATCCGCTTAAAGGTGTGCTGGATGGAATGAATCCGCGAGCCTTTGCAGTAATAGGCTTAAGGATTGCTGCGATCTCTTTCTGAGTTTCCTTAGCAAGATCAGGAGTAAACTCTCTAAGGGCTTTGCGAAGTTCAATGGCGCCTTTTACCTCTGTTGGCATCGCGCACCTCTTTCGCTTCATCCTTAAGCCCTTGCACTAATGCATCGAGCATGGTCTTATCTAGATCTAATAACTGCTGTGGCGCGATTCCCAATCTAATGCTTAGCCTAGCAATTAGATAGGTGAATGGAAGATCGCGCTTTAAGCTAAAGGGTCTGAATCAAGCACCTCAACACTTTTAAGTGTCTCGATGAAATCCATACCGAAAGGCTTAACAGTTTCACCTGACCTGCGTGTTACTTCCCATGCTAACCAATAGACATCGCTCTGCTTTTCTTCATCGCGGAACGCCTTGTGGAAGCCCTTTTTAGCGTACTGCTCGAATGAGTACTCCACGGCTGGAGTGATCTCGCCTTCCAATACGCTTCCATCTGTACGAACTATCTTTAGTTTTGCCATGAGTTTGCCCCTTTATAGTTTGTTTAGAATGTGCCAGTTGTGGCTACTGCAACTGTTGAGTTAGCAGTGAATGTGATTGACTGTGTGCCAATGTCACCAACAGCACCATTGATGTCTGTTGTGTTGTTTACTAGCAATGAAACAGTGTATAGAGGGTTAGTCGCTGAGACTGCTGTTCCCTTTTCCTGTAGGAATACACATGTGACTGTGGTTCCCCATGCTGCCTGTAGTGTTGCCAATACATTTGCTGATGCTGTGTCATTTAGGAAGTCGATTGTTACAGATGATGCTTCCAAGCCTTTTACGAACTTGTGTGAAGAATCGCCCATAGCTGTAACTTCTAGCTCATCGAATGTGCGGTTAAGAGTAATGCTTGTAACGTGGTCTGAAAGATCGACAGTGTTAATCTTCACGCCGACCTTGTTGTTTAGAAATACAGCCATGAGATTATTCCTCGTCTTTCTTAGTAGTTACTGGCTTTGGTGCTGGTGTGCTTACTTGCCCGATTTTCTTCAGGAAGTCAGCGTTTTCTTGTTCCCACTCGGACATGTTTAGCTCCAACTCGTTAGGATTGATACGGACATCTCGCAGCTGAGTAGGTCACCCGACGCAGCGTTGAGAATACTAGGTGCGCTTATCGCGCTTACATTATAGGTCAAAGATGATGCTGCAAGCTTAGCGAACACGCTACAAACAGTATCTTCTATGCCGTTAAGGTTTCCTTCATTGTCAAATAAAGGCACAGTCATAACAATCTTAAAGTTAGCCATTGGGCTAATGCTTATGTGCTGATTGTTGCTAGGTGTTAAGTAAGGATCATCTGGAGACACGATCACAGAGTTAGCAAGTACTGTTGCAGGTGGAAATGCAAAAGTCTGCCATTTAGCGTTATCTACTAGGGCAGTTGCTAGTGTGGTTCTAAGAGTAGTGACGGCAACAGGCATCAGCCCACCATCGAACGCGGATCAAGTGCGTGAGCGATCAATCCTCGCACCTTAGCGAGAAGCTGTGCGCTCATTCGGTAAGGGCTTGGCTGGAAATCGACAGCGTTACTGCCTGAAAGGGTGGCTGTACGCGCTTGCCAGATTTCAACAGATATCATAAGGGCTGCTTGCTGGACTGCCATATCGGTTGTCCAGTCTGTGTAAGTCGTAGTCGATACAGATCCGTAAGGATAAATCGGATGATAACCCTGAGCAGTAGTGTGATTAGTATTTACGCTAATTGAGAAGCCATTGACGGCTGTAATTGTCTTAGTGCCGTTATATGAACTGCCTGAGTTGGCAATAGTTACGCTTTGACCTACATAAAAAGTCTCGCGCACATTATCATTGAAATAAAGAGTTCCTGAACCTACTGTGTTTTCATGTGCAACTGTAAACCATTTTGGAGCCCATAACATAGGCAAAAGGACGGCATCCGTAGCATCGCATACTTCTTGAAGCACGCTGTCACTATACAAAGTGCCAACGCCAAGAGTAGAGCGTAACTCTGCGACTGTTGTAAGTGCCATGATGTCCTTTCTAAAGACTCTAGGGGATCAGAGGGCTACTGACCCCCTAGAGCGACTTAGTGAGTTTGTTACGCCTTGTTGTTCTTGAACGCGCCTGCTCCGACCTTAGTAGCGATTGCTCCAAAGCCGTAGTAGCCGATTGTTACTGAACCGTTTGCAGTTGATTCTGCGCGTAGGCGGTATGTTGGTGACTCGTACCATGTGTAAGCATCTGGGTTCACGATAAGGATTGTTCCATCGCCATCGCCAGCGTTTGTTGGATCTACATAGAGGTTAAGTCCTGCAACATTACCTGTTAGTGATGTTGGTGCTACTTGACCGCCAGCGTTCATTGGCTGTGATGCTGTGTAGATTGGACGGCCTGCATCATTTAGAGACATGATGTTTGACCATTGTCCTGTTGATACGACCATGTTGCGAGCAAATGGGTTAGGTAGTCCTGCTGTTGCTGCGTAAACTGATGCTGAACCGCGAGCAACAATTCCAAGCAATTCTGATGCTGTTGGATATGTAACTGTTGTTGTTGCATCTGCTGTTGCACCTGAGATAAGTGCAGCGTTTACTGCTGCGTTTGTAGCCTTTGCGTAAGCTGCTGCCATGTTGCGCACTAGCTCATCGAAGAATGCTGGAGATGTGCGATCTAGTAGCTCAACGCTAAATGTCTGCTGACCAGCATATTTTTGTACGGATACTGACAAGAAGGATGCATTCTGATCTGTGTCGCTGAACGCATCGCCTTCTGGCTCAATCGCAACAGTTGGTACTGCTGTGATCTTTGGAATCTCGAAAGTCATACCTGCATCTGGCAATACTCCGCGAGAGATTGCATCGATTGAAGGACGGATTGTTGTTGATAGTGGGTTGATGATTTCAGATAGCTGACGAGTTGGAACAAGTCCTGCGTTGTCTGTTGTGTCATCTGCTGCGCGTAGGTATTGACGAGCATTGTCATCACCTAGAGCTGCACGGATTGTGTTTTCTGCATACTTAGCTGCAGTGATTTCAATGCGTGGCTTTGTGTAGTATGCTGCTGAAACAGTTGGGCGAGCAGCTTCAACCGCTGGTGCTTCAACTGGTGTTGCTTCGACTGCTGGAGTGGTTTCTTCCACGGTGGCTGTCTCGCTTTCTGTTGGTTGGATTGTTTCTTCTACGGCAGATTCTTCTGCCGCAATATCAGTAACCTGAGCAGACTTAAATGCTGGCTCGGTTACTAAACTTACTTCGACCAAGCGAGCAGCGGATACATAAGTCACGCCATCCTTGATCTTTGACTTTAGGACTTCTGCCCCGATTGACAAACCTGATTGCAATCCTTCTTCTGCAAGGATTAGAGCTTCTGTGCCGCGCTGAGAGCGACTAATAGAAAACACCGCATCGATTGAGTTATCTGATTCGCTGAAAGAGACCATACGACCCAATGGCTTCTTGGTGTCATGCTGGCTTAGCAACTTGATTGCTTTAGGATCTTCGATAGCAATAGATCCAGATGCAAAGATTACTTTGCCCATGTTTGTCGATCCTGCTTCAACATTAAGTGGCACAATCTTGCCTGATACTGTGCGACTTGCTGAATCTGCTGTGAGTTCAGCTGAGAAGGTAATTACTTGGTTCATTCTAGACCTTGGCTTCCGTTAGGTGTTAGATCAGTCATCTCCATCGCTTGCTCCTGAGTGATTAGGTTGAGGGATAGAAGTTTCTCGATTACTGCTAGTTCTTGAAGTGGATCAGTACGCAAGAAGTTTTTATCAATATCAAACTTCACGACATTGCCACGGGCAGTAATATCATCCATAGACAAACGATCTTCAATCGCTGTAATAAATGGCTGTAAAGATAGTGTCAGGAATTGCTTACGCTCATCTTGGACATTTGCATAAGTCATAGAGTTATTTTGATCTGCTGATACATAGTAAGCAGGCACATTGCATAGACGAGCAATTTCGGTGGCAAGATTAAAAATCGCGTCACCGTACATCATGTCTTTAGGTGAAAATGAAATTGGAGAAAATTCTAAAGTGCTAGTGAGATATGCCGTTGACCTGTTATTCCGAGCTTGGCGCCAAGCAGCAAGTAATCCTGAAACTTCTTTTGGATCAAGATCTGCGCCTGTGTTCTTAATGTAACCACTTGCCATCGGAGTAGCTGCCGCGATTGCTGCTGCTTTCTGAACATCGATAGCAGCGCGAATTGTTGAAGCACCGGTATTTAAGATGCCATCACTTAATGACTGGAATGTAACAAGAGATCCTAGACCATCCATTGGTAATGTAATGCCATCAACTGCATAAGAACGAACGAATGTATTTGTGCTATCGAGAGTAATCGTTACTCGATTGTTAGCGATCCACTCAAAGCGAGATGGTCTGCCATCTTCCTGATAAACTTCGACAACTTTCCAAAAGGCTTGCCCATATAGAAGAAGTGAATCGACTGTCCACGCAATAGTCACAGATCGTGGCTGTGAATATGAAGGCTGCTCTAACCATGCAGGTGAGCCAAGTTCTTCGTTAGTAGATTTTCTGTAAAGCTCTAATGGGATTGCACCAATAGTGCCAGCAAGTAAATTGCGGCAACGCATAAGTGCTGGAACAGACATCGCTTCTGTTCTGCCAATGTATGCAGTCTGGAATGGCATCGCATAAGGTGAATACTCACCAAGCACCTGTGGCGCAGACTGTGCTTCTAGTAAAGGCTTAGATTCTAGACCAAAGGCTTGCAATAATTTACCCATAGACATAAATGGTAGCACATGTCAAGCATTTGACATATTACATAGGGTGTGTCTAGGTATAAATCTGTGGCTTAGGTTGAGGAATCATTAACTTGCTTACTGCCATGGCGATGCCGATAGGTGCTGAGATGTCACCTGCTGACTTGCGTTTGATGATTCTCCAAGCCGAATCGTTTACCTTAGCTGCGCAGTTATTCATCTGCTGAATGAACTCAGCCTGTCCATTGTGGACTAGTCGGTGATTGACTAAGCCTTCTAGAAGATCACCGCAGGCTTTGTAGAATTGCTGGCCTGAGACATCCTCGGTAATTACTCCAGAGTTAGCCAAGCGATCTGCAATCGTTTGTGTGGCGTACTTGTCAAAGCAGACTAAACGTGGCTTATAGATGTCACACCATGCCTTTATACTTGCCGCCATCTTAAGCTCATCGATAGCAACCTGAGAGCTGTAAGTCTCCAAGATTCCAATGCCAATCCGCCCATCTGGGAGTAGCTGTCCTGCGACCAATGATCCGTTCCTGCGTGACGGACTGACATCGAAACCGAATACAGTATACGCGCCTACTGCCATCTCAAGGGTTGAATCACTGGTCTCTTCCAAGATTCCGTGTGGCCACGGGCTACTGAGTGAGTCAATCCACTGACAAAGTGTTTCGGTACGCGTGTTCTCAATCGGTGAAGTAGCAATCGCTTCCTCAATCGCTTCCTCTGTGATGGTGTACCCGAGAGACGGGTTAGCCAGAGCCCATGCATCGCGGTCTGTTATCTTGCAGTATTGGGGTGCTGAGTATTCGTAGAATCCGAATGACTTGGGTGGGTAGTCGATGGCTCGTTCTCTAAGGTCGTTGAGAACAGTTGAGAACGCATCTCCAGCATTCGAGGTAAGAAGTGTCTGACTATTTGGGTGAGCTCTAGTAGTTGGAGTTGCTGCTCTGAATCCATCTTCTGTGATCTCTCGGACTTCATCGATGTAAAGTAACCCGTTGACACTTCGTCCACGAGATCCATCTCTAGTAGCTGCAACGACATCAAGGCGCGCTCCAGAGAGCATCTCAATAGACTCTGTGCCGTTGGCGTGTCTGATCTGTTTGACGAATCCTTTGAGGTGGTCATTTGTCTCCAGTAGGTGAGTGACTTGTCTGAATGTGTCTAGTGCCATGCTTCGGTTAGAGCTCATAATGAGCACGTTTGTATTCCACTTAATCAGGTGTGCAAGTATGAGCATTCTGGCTAAGTGAGTCTTACCATTCTGCCGTGCTACTAAAATGAGGTTTGTCTTACGAATCCACATGCCCTTCTTGTCAATTGTAAGCATGTCCTTGAGAACAAACTCCTGCCACGGCATTAATGGCATCTTCACGATAGCGCAGAGGTCTTTAACATCTTGCAGCTTGTTTTCGCCCTTGAGAAGTGGACTGTGAAGCCGTGGCTTGGTTGCCCCTCGTAGAGCTTTGGACTTCTTGGGCTTAGTTGTCATTGACTCGGATCAGGTCGGGTCTTAAAAGGACTGTCCAGCATCGTCTCGGACTGCATCGGGGAGGGGAACCCTGA